TTGCTGAATTAGAAGCTGCCCAAGACGGCGAAGAAAACGAAATGGATGCTGATGACGACATGGGTGCTGATGACAACATGGACGACGAAGGCATGTACATGGAAGGTCGTCGTATCACACGCGAATATGTGGAAAAAGTTGGACACGATTGGGACAAGAACGCACAAAAAGGTGAGCAGCATAAAATGGCTGGCGCTGGCAGTGGCGACAACGAAGATCAAGGTGGACGTAATACCAAAAGCGTAGTAAGTTCAGGCAAAGGCAAACCAACAACTGGTGCTACTGCTGCAAACATTGTAACAGATCAGGATCGCGAAAACGAAGATGGTGTTAAGCCACACGGTAAAGCAGGCGGCTTCTTAAAGAATCCTCAAGACATGAACACAGGTAACGGTAATGTTCCTGGTGGTAAAATGGGTGTTAAGAATCTAACCAAAGTTGCACAGAACAGCAAGACCCCTGGTCCAGTTGGTTCTGGTACAGGTGACAAAGCAGGTCAAACAAATGTTGATCCAGCTACAAAACGTCAATTTTTACCACAGAACAAATAATTAGAGAAACAGGATGAAATTAGCCTACTTACGTGAACATCTAAGTTTTGATCAATCTGGCATCGTCATGGAGTCAGATGACAAGGATGGTAAAAATCTTTATCTAAAAGGTATTGCCATCCAAGGTGGGATACGTAATGCCAATCAAAGAGTCTACCCAGTAGATGAAATTGATCGTGCAGTTGGTACACTAATGGATCAAATTAAAAATGGTTATAGTGTATTAGGGGAAGTTGATCATCCCGATGATCTTAAAGTTAATTTGGACCGTGTATCCCATATGATAACACAGATGTGGATGGAAGGGCCAAACGGTTATGGTAAGATGAAAATTTTACCTACGCCAATGGGACAACTAGTTCGTACTATGCTCGAAGCCGGTGTAAAACTTGGCGTTAGTTCTCGTGGTAGTGGCAATGTCAATGACATGAACGGCCATGTATCCGATTTCGAAATAATCACAGTTGATATAGTTGCACAGCCAAGTGCTCCAGGAGCGTATCCCACGCCAGTTTATGAACATTTAATGAATGTTCGTGGTGGTGCAAGATCGTTCCGTGTTGCACAAGAAGTAAAAGAAGATCCAAAGGCCCAGAAATATTTGCAAGAAAGTCTCTTGCAAATTATTAAAGGTCTAAAATAAGCCCGAGGAGATATAAATGTTGGAAGCATTCAAACAATTAGTTGAGTCAGGTGTAATGACAGAGGAAACAACGCAAGTTGTTGAAGCTGCTCTTGCCCATAAGATTCAAGAAACACGCGACCAAGTTACAGCAGAGCTACGTGAAGAATTTGCTCAAAAATACAATCATGATAAAAGCGTGATGGTAGAAGCAATTGACAAAATGTTAGCCGAGCGTTTGACCGCAGAAATGACAGAATTGCACGAAGACAAAAGAGCTCTAGACGAAGCAAAAGCACAATACCGTCAACGTATTAGTGAAGATGCTCACAAACTAGAAGGTTTTGTTATCACGCAATTAGGAAAAGAATTAGCTGAATTCCAAGGAGATCGTAAAAAAGTTTCTGAGAATTTCAGCAAATTAGAGCAATTTGTTGTTCACGCTCTAAGTAAAGAGATCAAAGAATTTGCAGTTGACAAACGTGACCTAGCTGAAACTAAAGTTAAGTTAGTACGTGAAGCCAAAGACAAATTTGAAGAAATCAAACAAAATTTCGTTCAACGTGCCGCTAAGGTAGTTGAAAGTACTGTTACACGCAAGTTAACTACTGAAATCAAGCAATTGAAAGAAGACATTGATAATGCTCGTAACAATGACTTTGGTCGTAAGATCTACGAAGCATTTGCACAAGAATTTGCTGGTTCTTATCTAAATGAGAAGTCTGAGACAAGTAAATTGTTAAAGATTATTGAGAAGAAAGAACAGGAACTAGCAGAGGCAAAACACGCTATGGCAGAAAAAGAAACTCTAGTAGAGTCCACACAACGTGAAATTCGCGTTACTAAAGACTTGATGGAGAGAAAAGCTGTTATGGGTGAGTTGTTAGCACCGTTAGGTGCTGATAAGAGAGAGATCATGAAAGAACTTCTTGAGTCTGTACAGACTAAGAAACTTAATGAGGCTTTTGACAAATACCTACCAGCGGTCATGGAAGGACAATCACGTAAAGTTGCTGATAAAAAAGTAATGCTAAGTGAAGGTTCTGAAGTAACTGGAAATCGTGAAAGCAAGCCCGAGGTAGGCTTAGACAATATATTAGATATCCGCAAGTTAGCGGGTCTAAAATAATTAATTTCAAGGAGACACATAATGTCACAATTATTAAATGAAAGATGGTCAGAGACCAAAGAAGCTCTGCTTGAAGGCCTATCTGGTACACGTCGTGCTTCTATGCAAGTTTGCTTAGAAAACACTCGCAAGTATTTGGCTGAAAGCGCAACAGCAGGTGCAACAAGTGCAGGTAACGTAGCAACACTTAACCGTGTTATTCTACCAGTTATTCGTCGTGTTATGCCAACAGTTATTGCAAACGAAATCATTGGTGTTCAACCAATGACAGGTCCAGTTGGACAAATCCACACTCTACGTGTTCGTTATGCTGATTCTAGCAACGAAGTCACAGCAGGTGAAGAAGCATTGAGCCCATTCAAAATTGCTCAAGCATATTCTGGAAACGACAATACTACAGTTCCAGGCGGCGGTTCTACAAGCAATTTAGAAGGTTCTGCAGGTAAGCGTATGAGCATCCAAATTTTGAAAGCTCCAGTTGAAGCTAAGTCTCGTAAACTAAGCGCACGTTGGACTTTTGAAGCTGCTCAAGATGCACAAAGCCAACAAGGTATTGACATTGAAGCAGAAATCATGGCTGCTCTAGCACAAGAAATTACTGCTGAGATTGATCAAGAAATCCTAGCAAGTCTACGTGCTTTGGCAAGTGTTGAACAAACATATGACCAATCATTAGTTTCTGGTACAGCTACATTCGTTGGTGACGAACACGCTGCTCTAGCTATCCAAATCAACCGTGTTGCTAACTTAATTGCTCAGCGTACACGTCGTGGTGCTGGTAACTGGGCTGTTGTTTCTAACCAAGCATTGACAATTCTACAAAGTGCAACAACTTCTGCGTTCGCAAGAACAACAGAAGGAACATTTGAAGCTCCTACAAACACCAAGTTTGTTGGTACATTGAATGGTGCAATGCGTGTTTATGTTGACGCATATTTGGCTGATACAGGTGCAGATTCTAACCAAGTATTGGTTGGATACAAAGGTGCTAGCGAAGCAGATGCTGCTGCGTTCTACTGCCCATATATCCCTCTAATGAGCTCTGGT